TATCGCAAGATCAAACACCCCCTCCGACACGAAAGGGGTAAACAACCCGTTGATATTTTGAACTTGTAACTTTGGGCGCGAGACTTGATCGTCACCGTAAGACCCAACACCTGATTGCTTTATAGCAACACCTTCCCATGTCTGACCATTCCACATCACAGTCTGGTCTGCGACGAGATAGATGTTACTCCCTGAACTCAGCGTTATATTAAACAGATGGACATAGCCGTCTGCCTGAAGCTTTAGTGCTTCACCAATATGAGACGGAGGAATAATAGACAGAGAGGAACTCATAGTTGCTCAACCAGTTCGAGTTGAATACCCATGACGACGCCAGTTCCGCCCGTCTCGCCTACTGGAACTTCCAGAGGCTTGAAGAACTTTACAGTGAGTGGTCCATACATTGGGTGGTTATAAGTGAAACCTGCGTAAGTTTGCACCTGATTGTAGAACGCATCAAGCGCCCCGATATTGTTTTGTGGGTCTGTATAGACATCAAGATTGTTGTTACTATCCATATACCACTTCATCGCCTCAAAGTTCAGGATGAATATTCTTTGAGGTGGGGCGGTCGGCTTAGCGGAGAACACATAACCTCCACCGAACTGCACCGTCGTCCCATTCTGAGGGTAACGCACTGCCGTCTTGTGGTTCATGAAAGAGAACAGGGGAAGGAAATCGCTGGAGCGTGGGGCACTTGACGTTACCACAAAGGCAGTCGTGTTCCCTTGAAATAGCGTGAAGCCACCAAGAAGCAACGACTGGCCGACTGCTGCGGGGGTTCCCATCATATCCAGAGAAACACTTAGACCTAGCCCGATAGTTGGGGGCGTGATCCCAGACAAGATCAGTTGTGTCCACCCAGAAAGGGGTGTCGCGGTTGAAACCGTGAAGGTAGACCAAGTAGTAGTCCCGGTTGGAACCACTGCTGTTGGGGTTCCAATAGATAGAGTAGACGGGTTTATTGTTACCGTAACCCCTGCACCGTTGCTACTCAGCAACTTGAAGGTAATATTTTCATTCCACGTCTCGTTCTTCAAGAACACGCTCGCTGTGAACAGCGACGAAGGTTGATATTCAGGAATGCCGCTCTCAGCGATATATTGGAAATTACTTCCATCAGCATTACCGTAGGAGACCAACCGGGTGGTCTTTGCCGTGGGAGATGGAACGGTAGCCGTCGCGTCAGTAACCCCTACATTGTAGAGATCATAGATGGAGTTGGTAAGCGCATTTGAATAGCGAACAAGATTAACTGCACTCATTATCTGCTTCCCATCGCTACTTGCTGGATCAGTTTCTTGGTAGCACCGCCTGCAAGGACATCCTCACTTACAGCGGCAAGCACATCTTTCTTACCAAGGGTTGGTGTCGTGTTCTTATCCACGACATAGACATTCACCTTATCTGGCTCACGAGGAGGCGGGACTTGTGGAACAGATTGGTTCTGACGCAGGGAACCAGCGTTGATCTGGTTGATCTGATCCGCCCCAACGAGGCTAACTGCGCTGCGGTTTAGAATGGCCTCACCTGGGGCTATCAGGGCATGAACGCTGTCTCGGCCAATGGCTGTGCCACTGACGACGCCGCCTGCATCGAAGTGCTTGGGGAAGACCTTGCCTTGATAGGCACCTGCTGCTCCAAGACCAAATCCACCCACATCCCCAGCGACACCACCTGCGATCCCGCCAACGCCGCCGCTTCCAGCAGCAACGCTGGGTCCAAACATGGACCCACCCAGAGATAGCATGCCACTCAGCATCTGCTCTGCGGCCTTGTTCGTGGCAACCTGAAGTGCATTCTGAAGGATGCTGAGTGCAAAGTCCTTGAATGCGTTCTTCCCTTTAGCTCCTCCCACGACCATTGCTTGGATCATGTTGCTGAAGCTGGAGCTGGTCTTGTCGAACATAGACGTTAGATCGTCTGTGTATTCCTTCTGGGTTGATGAGTCCTTACTGAGACCATGGGTTTTGTCAAAGAGCTGAGAAGCGTCTTGGAAACCACCGGCTGCGTCAAATGTAGAGGACTGCTGACGGGCGTTGCGCTCTGCAATGAGCGTGTCAGCACTCGTTTGAACAGAGGTCTGCTGGGCACCTAGCTTTCCAACAAGTCCACCAGACCCGTCTGATCCACCCAACTTATCCCTCTGGGCTGTGAGATGAGAATACTGCTTCAGCACTTCGTTGTGGATAGCTTCTCCACCGGCTCCAGTCCCGAAGTCGCCACTGATGTTACCTTGTCCATCGGTTTTCAAGTGATACTTGTTGGTGAGGGCATCAATCTGGCTGTTCACCATCTTCCACTTGGCACTCGCCTGTGAACTAATTTTATCAATACTGTCCAAGCGAGCAAGATAAGCATCGATGTCTGCGCTCTCTTGATCAATCTTTAGGTCTTGAAGACGCTGTTCGGCAGCACTGATCGTCGCCTTTGAGAACTGTCCATTCTTCTGGGCTGCACTAATAAATGCACTCGTCTCTTTCAGTGGAATGGCATTTTCTTTGAGCTGATTTGAAGTTACTTTCTGGGACTTAGCGTCCTGCCCTTCAAGGCTCCCCGCATAGTCTTGAGGTTTAAGTGGGGTAGCTCGATTTGGATCAAGCGGAGGTTTACGTCCATCCTCCCGAGTTACTGCATTATTGATTGCATCAAGGGACTCTTGATACTGATCCATAACTACATTGCGCTTGTTGTTGCGCTCCATCGCAGTGAAGCCTGCACCAAACTGCGCGCCCGACTTCTTACCTTTGCCTGAGAGTTCAGAGGCATCAATCTGTTGAAGTGATGCATCCCTGACTGCTGCGTCTACATCCTTTGCATGGGCCGCAAGGGCGGCTGTCATCTTTGGGTCTTTGTTGGAAGTAAGTTCCTTCGTCGCGAGTTGTAGGTCACGCTTCAGAGAGGTCACACGCTCATCGAGCGTGGCTTTCACCTCATCATCAAAGTGACCCATGACGGCCTGTTCAGCCTTCTTCATCGCAAGGTTTTGCGAGGCAAGTTGCTCACCTTCAGGACTCTGGTCGAAGTTGGACTGATCTTCCTTTGGGAGCGCCAAGCGCCATGCGTTCGCTTTGGCAAGGCCCGGCCCGGCCTGAGACTTCATGTCATCAAAGGACTGACGGCGGTCAGCACCACCTGGAATAGCATCAAGGTTCCAGCCAGAGATAGTCTTCTGACTATTGATCACACCCTGAGTGTTCCCGTCCTTGGAATACTGTCCAGTGAGTTCCGTCTGGCGGGCAGTTCGTGCGTTACGCTTTAGATCGTCTGTGGCCTTCGTCTCTACCCCGATCTTACCAGCAAGCTCCCGAATGTAGTCTTGAAGCGAAGTAGCTGCTGCCTCCGTAATCGCCCCAGCCTTGGCTTCCTGATCAAGAATAGTAATCCGCTTCAGAGCTTCGGCCTGGGTCATATCCTCCGGCTTCAGGTTCGCATAGTCCATAGCGCCTTGAGCACCGGGGGACTTATACTTCTTACGGATGTTACTCTCTGCATCCCCGCGTGAGAGTTGTTCTGGAGGAAGATACATTCCTTCAGAGTCTACCGAAGGAGTAGCTCCAGCATCTAACTTCGTGGCTAGGTCATTAACGCCCTTCTGACCAACAAGGTTGTTAACAACACCCTTCGCATCATCTGCCTTAGCCTGGATAGCTTTGTTGAGAGCGAATAGTTCGATACCAGTTGCACTACGGAGTTCCTGACGGAACGTAACCAGCTTTGCAATCAAGCTATCGAAGCTCGTGATGTTATCATAGATGCCAGTGGAGAGTTCACCGAACTGATTGCGAGCTTCTTGAATAGTGTTTGCAAGCTCGTCAGACCCTTCCTTTAGGGACTGAGACTTCTTAGTTGCTACGTCAATAAACTCAGAGACCTTATCAATAGCCTTTCCCTTTGCGTCGAGGGCATCTCTGATTTTGTTCTCAGCCGTCTGCATATCCTCAGTGTTCTGCGTGGCTTTGGACATGGAGGTCGAATAATATTCGAGACCAGCAATGACACCAGTGAGAAGTGCAATAGGCCAGAAGGCCAGGGTGGCGCTGCGAAGGGCTGCACCAAAACCGAGGGTGACAGCAATTCCCTCTTCCTCAACCACGACCGTGCGGCCCAGGGCCACGTTGAAGAGGTTCATCCCCGCACTGGAGCTGATAGCGGCTGCGTTGTTCTCGTAGAACCCGACTGCGAGGTTCTTCAGGCGAGACGCAACGGCGACAATCGCAGCCGAAGCCAAGACGGTTACGAGGCCAGTCATGGCTCCAGAGAAGTGAGAGATACCCTCCACGCCGACATTGAGAATGGAAGCAACTTCTGAAAGCGCGCCCTTCAGTGGACCAGAGGATTTGATTGCCAGAGCGGCGATGCTGTTGCCCAGGATCGTCGCCTGATCGATGGTGGAACGCAGGGCCTTCTCCTGGGCGGTAGTCGCACCTGTGGCGTCGAGCTGGGCCTTGACGTTATCCTTGATCGCCTGGGTGTTGTTGAGCAGTGCCGAGAAGGTGGTAGCAACGCGGGCACCAAGGTTCTCAAAGGCATCTGCCGAGGTGAAGCCAGCGTTGCGCAGGTTATCGAAGCTTCCTGCGAACCCTTGGATGGAGGGGTCAATGTCCTTCACGGTAAGGCCGATCTCAGCCAGCTTCTTGATGAACTTTGCACTTGGGTCTTGGAGGGCCGTGAAGACCTGACGGAAGCCCTGTGACAACTGGTTGCTGTTGGTCAGGCCGGTATTTGCCAGGGTTAGGAGACCCGCGTTGAACTCTGCTACTGACAGGCCGCTCTGGGTGGCAGTCACACCTACGTCCGCAACAGCTTCTTTATATTTGTCAATCGTTAGACGGGAAGAGGTCAGGGCTGAGAAGACCTGATCAAGCACCTTGCCAGTCTGAGACCCTAGAATGTTGAAAGTGGTAAACACTCCTTTCAGAACATCTGTGCTGGTCTGAAGCTCTGAGCCTGTAGAACCAGCAAGGGTGGCGCTTGCGGCTAGGAGACTCTTGATCTCACTGAGAGAGAACCCAGCTTTCGCAAGGTCTTCAGCCGACTTAGCCAGTTCGGTTGCAGAGAAGGTAGAACTCTTAGAGATACCTAGAAGGGTCTTACTCAGCCCGCCGATCTCAGTATCCGTCGTGCCCGACACAGCCTGGAGGTTATAGAGTGCCTTATCAAACTCCAGCACCGCAGTGGTGGTATCAGTGAAAGCCTTATAGACTAGGTTCAGTGCCATGTAGTTGGCTTGGATAGCCATCTGGGTGGTGAGCAAGTTCGCCCCACCATCTCCGAACAAATAGTCATGGCGGCGAGTTCGAGCGGCACTGTTCACTTCGTTCAGCGAACGAGGTGCAGGAGCTTCTGGGTCTTCGGGCTTGGGGTTGTTATTTTGTTCAATACGAATTTGTTGCTCAAGCATCGCATCACTGTGCGCTTGATCTTTTCGCGCTATAGAAGCACGGACCCGTTCGTCTTGAGTGAGGGCAGGCTTAGGAGGCACGATAGTTTCAGGATACTGTTCCACCATGCGGCGCTTTACTTCGGCTGTCTCCAGCTTTAGTGCAGCCGCCAGTTCCACCCTCGCCTGTATATACTTTTCGTCAGCACCAAGGGCGGTGCGTGCAGCGGCTGATGCCCGAGTGGCTACAACAGTAGCAGCACGGCGGTTATTTGGGTTACGGGTGAAGTCCTCTCGCTCGGCCTTGGCATATGTTGCATCAAAGGCAGCAGCCTCACGTGCAGCAATAGCCTCAGAGTTGATTGCATCGCGGAGTTTAGACCGAGCAATATTAAGTTTTTTGGCGTCTTCGATACCACCCTGTAGGGTAAATTCCTCTATCTGGGCCGTCTTCTGACGTGTAGCTGAAATCTCTTGGCTAGCTCGGTTGGAAGGCTGACGAGCAAAGTCAATCTGATTGGCAGAACTAACTTCCGCCGACCTCTTATCATAGGCATGGTTGTCAGTTGCCCCGTGAGAGTAATCTGTGAAGTAGCTCTTGTTCTTCAACATCTCCATCTGGATTTGTTGACGTGCAGCTTCGGTGGCGCTCAATGGCATCCGTGCGGCGACGGTGTCACGGATATTGCGCGCCGCCACAGCGGCGTCCACGGCGACGGCGATAGCCTGGGGGTCCGAGGCTATCGCCTGTTGCCCTGCTGTGCCCCCCGTGGTTCGTTGCACGTAGCGGGAGCGTTGCCCCTCGGGCGATGCAGCATAGGCCGCGTCCGCCGCCGCCTGCCGCCCTCGGTTGGTGTTTGCGCGTGCGGCGGCAAGGGCCGGTTGCACCCGGTCGTAATCATCAGCAGCACCCAGGAGGCGGGCTTGGTCTCGGGCTTGCGCTTTCAGCTTGTTGAGCTGCGTCTGAAGGACGATCTCGCGCTCAAGGCTAGCGTTGATGCTCTTCTGGATACCTGCGATTTTACTCTTCGACGCCCCTTCCGCGTTGAGCTGGGCGAGACGCTGCTGTTGCTCACGGAGGATGTTCGCGTTGCCGTTGATCCCGCGTTGCACCACGTTGGGGTCTTCGGACTGACGGGCAGAGTTGATCTTCTGAGGAGTTCGATACGCCTCAAGAGCACGCTGCTTCTCCAAAGCGACGAGCTTGGAGGTTGCAGCGGCAGCACGCTCCAGTTCTGCGACGTAAGGGGTAAGGAGAGAGGGGTTTAACTTAGCAGCCTGCTGGAACTTAGATAGGTCTTTAACGAGAAGAAGAAGAGAATCGTCAGTTTTACTCCCAAACTTTCCCATAACATCTGTAAGAGTTTGAACCTCAGCGATAGCCGCCTGGATGCGAGCTTCAAAGGCTCGCATTACAGTCGAGCTATCCCCTGTAGTTACAGCAAGGACAATTTCGTTCTCATTGCTGCCAGACATTATCTAAACACCTTACTAAAAGCCATTTTGAGTTCGTCTGCGGTCTTTGGGGCGTAGACGTTATCAGCTTGAGGGGCACCAATTGGGGTGGGGACTTTCGAAGTAGAACTTGAACCTCCCCCAAGGATGCGTCTCATAATGTTCGCCAGCACTTGATGTTCCTGACTGATCAAGACCTGCTGGTAGGATACCCTCATCTTTGTCTTGAACTGGATATCAGCCATCGAGTTAGAAAAGAGGACTGGGCGTAGCTTGCTGGGCACTACATCAAAGACCCAGCAAGTAACTTCGCTCCATGTCATCTTGCTGATCCAGTTCCAGAAGATGTCTAAGGAGTCTCCCCCTGGAACCGCTCCTTGAACGGACTGTGTGTCTCCACCACTTTCTCTATCGCCCCGAGAAAAAAATCGAGGCAATGCGAGGCCACCCACCCACACACAATCTGGATGTCATCCGGTGTCACACGCAGGGTGAACATGTTCAGTGGTTTGGTGACTACCCCATTCTCATCTCGGTCAGAGAAGAGAATACTCAACACCTCTTTTCGGAGTTGAGTATCAATCGCGATCTGGGCGAGGCGGTTGATGTCACCCACAACTGGAAGTAATTCGTTCAGGATGCCGAAGCTCATGAACAGTTCGAAGGTCTTCCCGTCACGGGTAATAGTCAGTGTATCAGGGGTTATTTTTGACATGTTGTTATTCCATATGGAAAGAGCCTGCCCGAATACTATTCAGGCAGGCTCCCCATCGCAACAAGCATTCCAGGTGATCAGGTGGAGGAGAGGAGCGCGCCACACCCTTGACCGAGGAAAGTCGAGTAGAATGGGTCACTCGACATCAGTTCGAATGGCTCGAACTCAAACGGCATGTTGCCGAAGGTGGAGCTGTCGAATGACACCGAGAAGCCCTTGATGATCTTCACCTTCGGGAAGAGCATCGTCATTGGCATACTGTTGCCCGGCAGAACCGCCGTGATCTTGCAGGAGTGGTAGGGCTGTTCCACCTTCGTGCCGAGAGCGAGGTTTACCACCGGGTAGACCGCCGAACCGGCAGGGAAGTTGTTTCCGAGCTTCAACCCCTGGTTGGCGAAGTTCAGCGTGATGATATAGGGGCCAGCGCCGGTCACGGTCGCTGCTGCTGTGAGCTGCACCGAATGAACGTGATCGTTCAGGCCGTTCAGCTCCTGAATGGACACCCACGAATTGATGGGGAACTGGGCGGACACGTCCGAGGTGAAGCTGAAAGTCAGAGTCGTCACGGGGGTGACGGTGCTGCCGGTCAGGGAGGTAGCGGTCAGGAACGGCCCAAGCGAGGTTGGGCTGTTGATGCCGTAGCCTTCGAGGCCGAGGCCGTAGGCCAAGTTGGACGCCGTGTATTCGAACACTTCGAAGTTGATCTTCGAGACGTTGTTCGTCAGCACGGAGGCAACGCGCGTGTTCTTGGCACCCTGCGTCAGATCAACGAAGGTTGGCGTCTGCGAGCATTGCACGTTCTTGACGAGGCCCAGCGAGTTGGCGGATGGGGTCAGGTCGTAGAGGGATGCTTGCGGGCCGATCATCACCGTGGCTGCGGCAAGCACAAATGCACTGGTATGGGCTTCACCGGCCATGTGGCCAAACTCCTGTCAGGATCAAGGGTATCGTCCCGCAGAAAGTAATTCGCGCTTGGCGATTAGTCTGGTAGTTTATTAAAACGAAAAGTAATTGGAATTAATAATGTCTATAAAAAAGTGCACCACTGTTATCTTCCCAGCAGGACTTTACTTGAAAGTCGCAGAACTGGCGGTAGAGAACCGCCGGTCCTTTACCGCCCAGGTGGTGATGTTGCTGGAGGCTCAGGTGGGAAGATCAGATGACAAGGGCGAGCGTGCGTCTATGCGCGCCCTGACATGCCACTCTGAAACTGAATAGTCATAACCTGAAAGGTCCGGAGCTTTGCGTTATCACAAGGCTCGACCAGTAGGGTCGCAGAACTGACCATCCAGCTCTCTTTGCTGACGACTGTGCCTGCGGCGGTGTAGAGTGGTATAGACGAACCAATATCCACCTGCTTTGACAGTAGGTCAACAATATCAATATGACGCAGGATGTTGGGGTCGTCATAGGTAGAAATACCAAAGCCAGTATGGACAGTTACAAGCTTGTCAGTTTTGACGAGTCCAAAACCAACCAGACCGATCATGTCTTGCTTGGGAAGCTCCGTGATGTTGGAGTGGGCGTCAAAGTTCAAGACGGCAGGAGTCACCCCCGTGGCGGAACCAATTTCCACTGCCATGAGGTTGAGGAACTTCATGAGGCTCAGGTAGTGGATTTTGTAGAAGTTCATA